AAATCAGTAGTGGTATCAAATTTTGCTTTATACTCGTTAAGTTCTTCTCGTGCAGTTAGCTTTAACTGCTCGTATGAATTATCATACAAACGCTGAGCAATATCACCATTGACTGCATTGGCTGCAACAAAGTCAGCCCATGTTTGACGGGCATCTGCAGGTAACCTATCTAATGGTACAGTACCAGCAGGTGCTAGATTGTTCCATGCCTCTATGGGTGTCTGACCTGTAACATCAACAAAAGGTGTTTTTGTTAAGCTAGCTTCTGATTCCTGAGTTTGTTGACGGCGATTTTCTTGGCGAGCTTCCCGAAGCGCTCGTTGTTCTTCTTGTTTATTCGCTGTTGTTTGGCGTATTGACGCTTTTCTGAGGCGCTCTTGGCCCCTATTCTGTTCGGCAGCTTCGCTCCTTTGGGTGTCTCCGACTCGAACTGCGCTGCTAGGTTCGGTTTGTTGGCGTACATCCATTTCTTCTGTGCTTCGCTCTTGAACGGCATCTGTCCTCCTTTGTGGTGTTGGTAATTGTGGATAAGTTATAACAGTAAATTCTTCTCCTGTTTCAGGATCAACTCTAGTTTCTTCTCGTCCTCTACCTACTCTTTCAATAGGTGCTCGCCCTGTAAGCATCGCTCCTGTTATACGTTGACCTGTTTCTTCTACCACTGGCCCTGCTGATAGTCTCCTACGAGGTCTGTTAAAACTTTCTACAACCCCTTCCATCTCTGCAATAATATTGTCTTGCTCTGCTAAATCGTTGTTATCTATAGCAGCTTGAAAGTCATCTATATATTCTTGTATGTTTTGTATTGGGATATTATCAGCCAACATACGTTCTACAAGTGGTGCTATCTCAGGAGCAGGAGCTTCAGGGAACGGTAATCTCATCTGTCCTGCTTGCTCTAGTTCAGCAGCAGTAGGTTCTGCAGCTACGGCTGTAGCAGCTGCACCCCTTCGTAATGCTTGTCGTCTTGCACTATAAGTGCCCGGTACTCTAAACCCCGGCAATCTCATTTGTGTAGGCGTTCTTTGTGGCACAGGAATCTGTGCTTGCTCACGAGCTTTACGCTCCTCAACTTCTTGAGTAAGCCTTTCGTTTTCTTTTAGTATCTGTTCTACCCTAGCATTTTCTAGCTGAGCCACTTGCTCGTTTAGTCTTTGCTGTTCGGCTAAATCAAACTCTCTTTGTCTTTGTGCTCTTTCTTCAGCTTCTTGCCTTAGCCTTTGCTGTTCGGCAAGCTGAGCTTGTTGTTCTTGGATTCTGTTATTAGCAGCCTGTAGAAGTTGTTGTCCTATGGCTGTCTCTTGTGCTGCCGGGGTAGCCAAGTCTTGTGCTGTTTGCGCTACATCAGGAGTTGGTAGTGTAAATTGTCCTGCCGCTTCTAGCTCAGCTTGTGTAGGCTGTGGTTGTGCTGCAGCTTCTGCAGCAATAACTTTAGGAGTTCTATTTTGTTCTTGTACAGGTGCTGTCTGTTGAGGTGCTGTCTGTTGAGGTTCTGATAATCTATTTAGTTCAGCCGCAGTTGTTTGTTCAGGTGGGAACATAATCCCTTGCTGACCTTCAGCTTGACCCGGAATAACCTGTTGGTTTGTCTGAACTACTGTATCTAACGGCTCTCCCGCCCTAATACCTTGTGCACCTGCAACAAAATCAGGAGGCCCAGACACTGGGGTAACCGCTGGAGTAGGAGCAGGGAGAGCCGCAGCACCGCCTGCACCCGGCAACTGACCCTGCGGAGGAGTCTCAGGGCCTAGGACATCACCTTCAAGGGGAGGAGCAGGTAGTAACTTTTGATCAGCTTGTGGATCGCTTTCGTCTAATATATTAGTAGGCTCGCCTCTTTGAAGAAGATTAGCACCACCACCAAGTGGGCCACCAATAGCGAAACCAGCTGCAAAAGAGTTAATTAGTCGTTTAGTTGTTTCAGCATCGCCAAGTTGGTCTGTACCTGTAAGTATAATAGCTTCTTGTCCAAGTTCAGTTAGACCTTCTAATGTACCACCTACGAACAAACCTTTACCTGCACGTTTGGCTACACCACCCGATTTAAGAATATCAGGGCCAAGACCAAAGATACGACCTGCTAAGAAAAATTCTGGAAGCGTTTCTAGTGCTGCATATGGTATAGCACCTAAAGCTGCTGTGCCTCTATCACCTACACCTGTATCTCTTACTTCACCATAGATGTCAGCAACGCCCATACCATAAGAACCAATTATAGATGCACCTGCTGCACCTCCAGCCATAGCTTGTTTTTTACCTGCAGCTCGGGCTGTAGTTGCACCTATTGCAAGAGCGTCATCAGCTTGTTGCTTACCTAATTGTTTAAGAAATTCTTTACCTGTCATAGCTGTACCACCGGGGGTAACTATGAAAGCATTTGGATTTTTAATCTTTGCTGCAGCTGTTAGACCTGAAAACTCACGAAGTAGTTTTTTCTCACCTTTAGTAAGAGCCTGACCTTTTGCATATTTTTTAGCTGCTTTTAGTACAGATTGTTTAACTCCTTCTTTACCTAGTAACGCATATATAGCACCACCTGCAGCAGTGAATGGATTAGCACCACCACCTGCAACTGCACCTGCTCCTGCACCAAGCAAAGCAACACCAATAGATTCAATTAAGTTTGGCCCTTGCTGTGCTAAGTTAGCTACAAACCAATCAATAGCTCCGTTTGAGCTACTACCTACTTCAATTTCAGTAAATTCTCTTTGAAATGGTTGGTTATAATAAAGCTCTCGTACTGCATTATCGACTATACTTTGTCCTGTTTCTTCAGCGCCAAGAAACTGCATACCTCGACCAGCAAGTAGTTTTAAATTACTTTTACCAATCTCAAAGTTTCTTGCCATAAGAGTCCCCAAGCCGGGGTCTTCTATGTTGTTCATAAATGTTTTGTAAGACTCAGGGGATACAACCTGCCAATCTGTACCTTCAGGTTGTGCAGCTCTTGGCTTATCTAAAAACCCTTGAGCTTCTGCATCTAACGCTGATTGTTTATCGTCAGCATCATACAATGCACCATTAACAAACATTTTATTTTGTGTAGGGCTAAATAATACACGAGGCCCAGTCTCCGGTGGTTTGTTAAATCCTGCACCAAGAGCTGTTTCTAAGTTTTCAAGCTGTGCTTGTTCTTGGACTAACTGATCAGCTAACTGTGCGTTTAGCTGTTCTAATCCTGCTGACCCTGTTTGGGCTACGAAAGGATTTCCAGCTCCGGGCGCAGTAGTAGCATCGTAGTAAGAACTTTCAAATGCTTTTAATCCTGCCTTCTTCGGGGCCATATTTACTTCCTCTTGTACGCATTAGATGACGTAGAGCCTGATGGTGGCGTTACTGGTACTTCTCGGTAGCCAACTTGAGTATCACCATTAATATCTTCATACTCAAAAACTTCCATAATAAAGAAACTATTACCTCTTTGGACATACGGTACGCCATCTATATTTTCTAGCTTAATTGTACTATTTTGTTTTGCATCCTCTTTGATAATATCAATTCTACCTTGGAGTATAGCTTTTTGCCTGTCGTTGTATGCTTTTTGGTTTTCTTTAGCTATCTCAAGTTGGTTTTCAAAGATTTTTAGTTGTCTTGTAGTAGATGCTTCTTGTTGTGACTTTCTATAACCTTGGTCAAATGCAAGTTGCAACGTATTGCTAAGTTGTTGAAAATCCATAGTCTTGTATGGTTTACCATTTAGAGTGATATCGTACTTACCATCAGATCGTGGGTTAATACGAATATCCATACCTGAATACTGCGACCAAACCATAGCAGCTCTGTTAACACTACCATTAGCCAAGTCTTGTAGGGCTTGCATACCTTGTAGGTACATAATTTTGTTTTCGGCTTTCTTAGCTTCAAGCGCACCTTTGTTACGAGCATCAGTAGCTTTTGCCATAAGCTCAGTAGATTGATTAATTAGCTGGTTGTAAGAATCTTCATCAGTGCCACCAATGCGAGATACTTCTGCAAGTCGTCTAAAATAATCAGAACGTTGTGCAAGAGCCTGCACGTTTTGGTTAGTCTGATTAATAATTAGTGATCTTTCTTCAAGATAATTACGCAAATCAAACCCAAGTTTAGATGGATCATTTGTATAAAATGCAGGTGGCTGAACTTTAGGATCAGCTTTAGGAACTGTCTCTTCAGTTTTTGCACCACCAGTATCAATACCACCTGATTGTATCTGTAGTGAGCTTACGTCACCACTTGCTACACCTTGATTCCCAGTGTTTGTTGATTGACCTGTTGTGTCTGTTTGTGCATCTTCTACTTTTAAACCTGCTATCTGTTGATTAGCTGATTGATTAGTAGCTGTTGATGTTTGGCCTGCAGCTTGATTGTTTGTTGCAGCAGAACTTGTTGTGGTTTGTGTGTTCTGATTGGCAGCTGCAGTGGTAGAGATAGCACCATCAGGTGCACCCATTTTACCAGCGATATAATTATAAAGACTTACATAAGCTGAGTTGTAATCACTATTAGATATATTTCCGTCATCTACAGCTAGTGGGCCTTTATTTTTTAACACATCATTTGCATTACCTTGATAACCTGCACCCCATAGATTTTTAGGTAAACCTATAGCTTTATTATAAATAAGTTGCGCAAGACCAGCTACGAGTTCTCCTTCACTACCACGAGGATTAGACCTAGCTTTAGCTCTTTCCATTTTAGCAACCATACCAATAACTTTATCCACCATGCCGGGATTGTTAGGGTATATAGCTTCTATTTGTGATCTATTGGCTGGGTCAGCAAACCATGTTTTTAATCTTCTAAACTGGTCATCGGTAACTTGCATGCTACCAAATGCTGCTCGTTGACTTTTCTTTGTGACACGCCCAAAGTCAGACTCAATACCAAAGATAGCCAATGCTGCAACAGGGTCTACACCCATAGAGTTTGCTAGCCCTATAAGTTTCCTAGCGTTAACGCTATTAAGAATATCATTATCTATAGCCTGTATACGATTACTGACTAATTTTTTAGTCCTATCTGAAGTCTGGTCAATAACTGTGCTTGTAGTTCTGTCTTGTTTTTCACCCATATATTTTTTCATAAACCCAAATGGGTCTTCGGAAACTTCAGTTAGATACTGTGGGTATTGGTAAATAAAATCTTTAAACTCTTTACTATTGTAAAAATTAAAAGCATCACCTTGTTCTTTAGTAATGTTCTTGCTTCCCTGACCAGCTTTACGCCTAATACCAAACTGTTTTAGAATAGCATTAGTGTTGCTATCAATAGTCTGTCGTCTAACTATTTCAGCTGAACGTTCAGGATTAGTTTGATTTCTACCTTTAGCAGCCGGAGGTAGTTCAATTTTATTAGGATCAACTTTAGGAAAACCTAAATCGGGTTTATCTATAATAACAGGATCAGTAGGTTTTAACTGATTAGGGCCTGCGTTAGGATCAACTACAACAGGTTTGTTATCTATAGCCGTGCTATCATCATCTGAATCATCACCTACAATGCTCTCTTCATTAGGATCAGGCATCGGTTTGATATCAATATAGTCGCCACCAAACCTATCAAGGTTTAGCCCTGCCATACCTTGACTCAAAGCAGCAGGTGTTTCTATAGCTGGAGGCCCACCTTGTTGGTCACGAAAGAAATCCCGATTGATACGGTTTTGATTTGCTCGTTGCAAAGCCTGCAGTTTACTTTCGTTTTCTGCGCCTTGCACGAATGCTTCTTGATCTAGATTCCCAAATACATTTCCAATGAGTCCTAATACCATCCTAGACTCCTATATATACTGCTGCATCGGTTCGTCTTTTTTCTTATTAGGATCAACTATAAACGGATCATCTCTCTCAGTAAGAGCAGAATCAAGACTGCTTGTATCAAGACCACCGCTTAACTGTGCTCGTTTCTTTTTCTCAGCATCAGTCAAACCTGTTTGTGTAGAGAATGCACCAAAGAATTTTTGGATATTGCTCTTTTTAGCATCAGCTGCTGCTCTTGCTGCAGCATCCTCTCCAGCATAGAAGTTAGCTAGTCCTAGCTGAGCATTAGCTGCACTTGTAGGAGCGTTAGGAATAAGCCCAACACCTGTACTCATAACTTGATTTTGAAGATTTTGACCTGTCAAGAAACCTCTATCAAATGCAGATTGTACGTTTGCACTACCTGCTAGCGCTGCTCGTCTACGATCACCTGAAGACACACCACCTTCTCTCAAACCTGCTTTACGTTCAAACTCTCGTAGCTTACGTCCTTCTGCAATAGCAGCTCGGTTAGCTGACTGTAGAGCAAAGTAATTTGGATCATAGTATCCAGCCTGAACCATATATTGTTTGGCTGCTTCTAACTTTTGATTAAAAGCTGCTTCATCTCTTTGTTTAAGAGTTTGTAGTTCTTGTTTGTATTGTTCAATAGCTGCTTGAGTTTCTGGACTTTGATCTGGTGTGCCAACAATAGCTTCTGCAGCTATAGCACCACCGACCTGAAGCGCAGCATTAGCCAACGTTTCTGGATTAGTAAGCCTGTCTAATACTTTTTCACCAGCACTACTCAAGCCTGCCTTCATACTATCTACAAAACTTACAGAATCTACAGCAGCACCTGAACCAGTTGATAGTGCAGCTGCCGCATCTGCGCCACCGCCTGCTGTTGTAGTAAAATTAGCATTTTGAAGCGTTGCACCGCCAGTGTTTGATAGGGTAGTTGCTGTATCTACACCACCGCCAGCTGTAGTAAGATTTGCATTTTGAATCGTTGCACCGCCAGTACCAGAAGCAGTCGTTGTTGCATTTGCAGCTGGATTTCCGAACATTCCCGGTTTAGCAGCCGCTGTATAACCACCGATACCACCTCCAATAAGTCCTGAGATAGCACCTGCTTTTACATCACCGCCTGTAACTTTAGCTGTAATAGCACCGAGTCCTGCACCAACAATCGCTGAACTGACAACAGCTCCAGCTGTGGTAGTCATAGCCGCTGCAACACTTGCACTAACAAGTGAGGATGCCGCAATAGAACTTGCAATCATGGGAGCAGCAATAGGAATAGCAACAGCTGCAACAACAGCAACAACTTTTTTGACCCCGCCACCATGATGTGTCATAGGAACGGGAGTAATAATAGCCTCGTTAGTAGGGCCTACCGAAACTACTAAAGGATTAATTATAGTTTGCATTTAGACCTCCTTCGTTAAATCCTGTCTTAGTAGTGAATACTTTCGTTCAAAGCCCTGTGCTTGCAAAATCTTTTCCATAGCTGGTGCGACTAAGCATTCTATTTTAGTAACTCCACAAATCTGTGCCCAACCACAGACCTGCTTCCAAAATCTTTTCATATTATGACGTAAATCTTTTCCGCCTAAAGCTAATACATTCATAGCTGTAAACTGAGGGTAGTAAACAAGTTCAAGTGCTAACGCTAACTTTACGTCTGGTACTTCACCATCATCATTTTTAACTGCAATAACATATAGCTGACCTTTAAGACCACGATCATATATATCATCTACAGTCATTTCACCGTGCATGGCTCTGTCAATACATTCTTGGAACAGAGGAATACACCCACCCCAGTATTTATCGTACAACTCTTTAGTAGACAGTAGTTGAGCGTTGTATTGTTTCTGTTCCTGTTCTTGTTGCACTACTTGTAACGTCATTTAACTTCACCGCCCTCTTCATATTGAGCAAGCATCTTGTCAAAAAACTCTGTACCTTTTGCTTTCACAACATTTTTAGGAATGACATACTCTCCGCCTTCCATCTCAGCGTTATTGACACCTGCTATTTTAGTAGGTATCCCACCTTGAGCATGTGATGGCCCAATAAGTATACCACCTTGATTCATCATTTGTGGTGGTTGAGGTTGCATCATTTCTGCACCTTCAATCTGTACATCAGCTTCCATAGCTTTTGCCGCCATAATAATGGCAGTAATTAATCCTTCATCGTATTGTTCAGGAATCTCTTCTGCTGGAATCAATCCTCGTTGAATAGCCATTTGTCTAATTTGAGGATACATAGCTGGGTTTTGTTGGACTGTTTTAGCAAGCTGTATAATCATGTTAAGTTCATTAATATCTAGCTCACCTGACTGAATACCTGCCTCAATAGCTGCTCTTATCCTAGCTACCATTTCTGGATTTTGTGACATTGTTTGGTTAATTTGTCCTTCCATCATAGCTGGATTCGTAGGCCCTTGGGCCATTTGTGGTTGCAATCCTGCTGGTGGGGTTGGAACCATACCACCTTCTTGCATTACCATAGGCTGCATCCTAAAATCCAAAGCTGGATACTGCGGGTTTCCCCCTTGTGATACACCTGTAGCTATTTCACCTAACGCTCCCTGTGAAACGGGAGGTGCAGGCATTGTTATTAGTGTTTCAATTGCTGGTGGTAAATCCAATGACACAGAGTCAGGCACAGCCGGACTTACCAATTCAGGAGCTTGAGCTTGCATCATAGGATCAGTTTGAGGTTTCATTACCATGTTTACCGTCCTTTCAGTTGTCGTAATAAAAAGTTAAGTGTGGCTCGCATCTCAGCTACATCACCAGCTAGCGTCTGTACATCAACGATAAGTTTTCGTACATCATCTAAATTAGCTAGTTCGTAGGCTGTGCCACTTATAGTAATAACAGAACCAGTGCCTTTTGCAGTTGTTTGTTGCAACTTCTGCTGACCCATTTCGTTTACTGTTACTTGACCTTGAGTTACAGCTTTACTTGCAGTGTCAACTTCACCACGAAGTCCAGTTAGTAATTCTACATTTTCTTTTACTGCACCAATAAGTACAGTTTGGTAATCTGTAAAACCCCCTTGTGGTACTGCTGGTACACTTGTAAACCTGTTAGCAATGCTCATGCTGTCCTCAATCCATATGGGGTCTCACCTATATGTATCGCCCGTATTCTTGACGAACCTGACACCCCAATTTCAAATGTATCACTTCTATACCCGCTTGGCAATCTAAATACTTCGTCAGAACTTACTGTCCCTTGAAAAATCAATTGTTTATCAACAAACAATTTAAAAGTAACTGGCAACACACCTGTTACATCTTTTGGAAATCTAGTCTGCCCATCTGCGTTTATAGCAAAAGCATTTAGAGTACCTATATTTTCTACTCTAACACCAGCATCCATATAATCTGTAGGCCCGTTAAGACAACCAAGTTGTATACTTTTAGCAAATATACCATTGTTGAAAGCTGGTATAGCGTTGTTAAATGCTATTATATTTTCGGTTTCTGATCCGGGTGTTTCAAAATCTGCAATAACTCTAGCTGCACCAAGATTCATAAAATCTTTAGTAACAATAGTTTTTGACTTCCATTCTAGTGGAGAAAGAACTTGTTGTTTATTATCCCACTCATACAAATTACCTAAAGTATCACCAATGTAATACATAATACCTGTTTCATAATCGGTACAGGCGGCAGTAAACGTATATTGAATACTTACAAAAAATCCGCCTACTTTATCATCCCGTTCATAGATAAATGATTTACTAGAATGAGAACCAAAATACTTACCATTATAATAATGGCCGATGAGAGTAGCAGGGTTGAGAGCTTCATTCCAAGTATCCCAATCATGAATAAGTTTAGTTACAAGGTCTATACCAGCAGACGGAGAATAACTAGCAAGACCACCATGCGTAGCCCATAGAACTCCATAACCCATATTAACAACAGATTTTTTAGATAGGCATGGATACAACGTATCAATACGAGCAGACACCATAGTAGCAGGGTCGTTACCTGACACTTGGTATGGGTACTCTTTTGTAAGCACTAAAATAAAACCTTGTATAGGTTCTATTGATACAATGTCAGAATCAAACGTTAATCTAAAACGTTCTGGCCAAGCGTGTGGTTTATCAGGAAAAGAAAAACATAACTGGTTGTCAAAAAACCCGACAAGAATATTATTGTGTGCTGCACGAATACCTTTCATACCCGTAGGTGGTGGGTCATTATCTTCAGAGTCTAATATTCTAGATAGACCTGATACAAGAAAGTCATCTACAAAAGTAAAACTACCTCCGTCACCCCAGTACCTAGCTGTGTCGTCTAAAGACTCAGCAACATCATGGAATACAGTACCGTTAACATCTGCAGTTTCACCTACATCAGCACCTGAATCATTAAACGTAAAGGTGTACTTATCTACAATAGAAGCTACAGAAAATTCACCATTCATACTGCCGCTGTCTGTAGTTGTGCCAGACAACTTAAACCTGTCATCAACAATAAAATTATGTGGTTCTGCTAAAGTTATGGTAACTACATTACTATCTCGTTTTACCTTCATGGTAGCCGTTGGGAACCACAGAGTAGCCAGTAAAAAGTATTCTGTTGCTGCGGAAGAGACTACAGTTCTATAAAGTCTAATACCCCTAATAAAATTACGAGCAGGTACAGAAGGCTTTGCAGTAGGCAGATTAGTTACATTTACAGTTTGACCTTCTTTAATATACACTTCGTTTGAAGGTAAAGATGGTATAGCTTCTTCATCCCAAGGTGTAACCCATGTATAAACATATGTTCTAATCTGTGTGTTACCTGCAAGTTCAGAACGACCAGAAGTATTTGATGTTTTAGATACCTGATCACCGGGGCTGAAATAACTAAAGTCTGTGTCGTTAAGAACAGTAACTTCTACGTTTGCAGCATTGAAAGACTTAGCTTCATCTGACGTACCAAAATCTCTAACCGATACAATATTACCTGAGCGTAAGTTGTGGTTTGCTGAGCCATAGAATGTTGCAGTATTACCACTATCTCTCTCATAGTGTGTTGAACTTACAACACTAAATGTTACAGCAGTGGCTGTTGGAGTTGTTTCGGGTAGTGGTAGACCAAGATCATAATAACCGTTGGATACAGGATATGGAGCACTACCACTAGTAGCTAGAGCATAATTTGATACTTTAGGCGTACCATCACCTGTATAGTAAAATCGTTGCTCAGTATCTTCTGTGTTAGAAGTAGTAGTCCAAGGCGCAGATGCAGTAGCAATATCTACATCATTTAAGTAAGTAAGAAAAACATTGTTACCGTTATCAGGATTAGTAAGTTTATATAATGTTTGAATTGTACCCGTTCGCCCGACATTCTCAACAAGCTTTGGAGTCCTATAAGGTATAAGATCACCAGAATACAACTTAACATTGAAAGCATTTTGAGCAGCTCCGTCAGGAAGTAGCTCCGAAGATATCCTCGGAGCTTCCCCTAGAAACTTTGTTAGCTTTACTGATCCCATTATTCCTCAACCATTTTTAGTGCAACCTCTGTTGCCTCATCGTTTCGCCTAGTCCAACCCCTACCAAACGTATCGAAGTGGTTTAGACCCTCATAAAAACTTTGCCTCACTTCCTTAAATTTTTCTATCATATATTTCGTATCTTGCCCTGCAACAAGTTCTAGTGTCTTTGGCCCTATCACACCGTCTGGATTAGCGCCACAACATTTTTGCACACCTTTAGAACTTCTACTTACTCCAGAATTAACAGCCCAATCGAACGTAACGTAGTCCAAACCGGAAGGCAGTTCGTCACAGCCTGCTTTTATCCAGTAGTTATTAAGATATATTGGAGCAACATCTTCTGGTGTAAGCTTCATCATATCCTGTTTGTTAACTTCGTACCCTAGCCATTCTTCATACACTTTTTTAGTAACTCCGAGGTTTGTCATACCCCCCGGATCACGTTCGTGATTTACGAATCCGCCTTCGTGCTTCAACAGAAGCTGTAGTGATTTATCAAAGTTTTCTCTCATTTAGTGATTCCCTTTTGCTTTTCATATGTCCTGAGTCCTCCGATTCCGAGCATGCCGCCCAAAACAGTTAGGAGTGTACCCATATCAAATTCAGGTAACTCAGGTAGTTCTGCACCAGCAAAAGATGCACCAAATATAATTAGGTCTTTGATTATAAAATGGTATGCAAAAGCAATCGCACAGACCCAGCCAACTGCTGGACGCCAACCGCCTTTGAATAGTGAACCAGATGCTGCTTCAGCCTTATTAACCTCAATTTGGGCGAGCGCTATCTGCTGCGCATGTTTTTCAGACATGGTGGCTATCTCGTGTGCCAACTTAGCCTTTTGATCTTTGTCCTCTATGAACTTGTCAAGTAAGCCAGTTACTGGCCCTATTAGTGTTTGTAGCATAATTACTCCTCAATAAGTTCTACTATATCATAACTCCCATCTGAATTTTTTTCCAGCTTTACTTTTAATTCTTTGCATTTCCACTGGTTATCAAAGTTTACACCGCCTTTAACGTTACGTTTAATTGTCCTTTTTGTAGACAAACACTCTGATAATTTATCGTAGGGTGTGTATTCTATAGCTTCTCCATTACTGTATAGAAGCAATACAAAAACTAGCTCTATCATGGTGATCCGTTCCTTAGCTTTTCTATATTTTCTTCTATAGACGTTATACGTTTTTCATAAAACTCTAAAGTAAGTTTTTGTTGTTGGTCATACGGTGCTTGACCATTTTCTATTTGGGCTTGTAATTTTTCAAACTCTTTAGCTAAATGTTCAATCAACATAAACTGCTCAGAGTCTGCAGGTAAACTTCCCATTTCACCTCTAGGCCATTTAATACGAAACTCTGTGTTCTTTTCTAGATCAGCTTCCATCAGAGTGATTCTAGTTTCAATACTATTTAATCGTTCTACAATACCAAAATATGCCCATGTTGCTAATGCAGCACCTGCAATTAGACTTATCATATTACGAAGCGGTAACGATACCTCGGTATTTTCACTTAATTTTGTAGCCATATCATCTGTTTATACCACTTATTTGTAAATTTCAGTACCCTTTTTTACTTGTTGTAGTTTACACACAGCAGTAATCTTTTGCTTTTTTTCGCCCGGTATAGGGGGTTGACGCATTAATCTACCAGCGAAATACCTACACCTATTAACATCATACCAATAAGTTACTGGTGGTTGTAGTGAAGCACCTGCATATACATACAATGCAAACACTGTTATCATTTCCCGTTCGTACTGCGTTGCGTCCAAGCAGTCGTCCCCATATAGGTAGCAACCACACCACCACCTGTAAGGTAAAATAAATTACTAATATCAGCTAATGCGTTGACTCTTTCTATTGGTACAAAAAACATAGCTGCAGTAAACACACCCATTGCAATTAAAGAAAACCTAGCCATCCTAAGTTGAGCTAGGTTTTTTCGTGTAGCGTCTTCTGTTTGTTTGATTTGTTTAATACTACCAAGTTCTTCATCAGTAACTATACCGTCACCATCTTGATCATACTCAGCATATATAGATTCTTTTTGTAATTTCTTTGGCATTAAATGATCCCCTTATATCTAAGAATCCAAACGCCACCTAGCATAATTCCTAACCCTAACAATACAAGTAATATTATTAGAAACCATGTTTGAAAACTTTCTACAAACGCAGCCCATTGGCGTTCTTTTTCTTTTGCTGCTTCTTGTCTTTTCTTCCTAGCTTCTACGCAAAACCTTACATAATCACTATGTAAACCGGGTCTGCCTAGATATATCATCATTTGTTTTAGTTCGTTTTCTTTTTGTTTTATTTCTTCAAGAGCCATAAACTCTTCTAAATCGCTTTCATCCTTTCCAGTAAAGTTTGACCATATACTGTTCTTTTTCTTGTGTGCATGTTTAGCTAGATCGTCTGTAGCATGTGTAAAAGCCGCAATCTGTTTGCCGACAGAAGTTAGTTCACGGCCATTTTCAACTGCCTTGCGGATAACGGCATAGGCCGCATTTGCTGCTGCTACATATTCTAACACAGGGCATACCTAGCCTTTCTTATTATCCATCTTCTTTTTCTTTGATCGGATAATCTGATCCCTTAGATTTTTTGGTAATGACATTTGAGCTTTAGTAAGTTCTGGTACTTCTTTACCATCCTTGTACATGACTTTCTTTTTCTTCTTCATGCCCACTTCGCCGCCATAGCCATACATCGTTTTCTTTTTCTTTTTGTCTTTCATCATATAACCCGGCATTTAATCACCTCCTTACGTTGTTAGTGTTACAATTATAGAAAGTAAAATTACTATGATAGCACCTGCTGATCCTAGTAACACACGCTCTAATCTATTAATTCTAAACAGAATCATTTCATACCGTTCAGCACACACAGCCTCATGCTGTAGTAGCTCGGTATTAATTTCTGCTGTTGTCATACGTTTCTTACTCATCTTGCCCCAATACCGCAGCTGTTTGGTCTTCTACGACTGGCGGTTTTTCATAAAGAGGTGGTTCCTCAACAACCACGCCTTCACTTACAAACTCATCACCCCGCATAAATCTACCGTCTGGCATCATAACAAGAGGTGTACGTTTGATTTCTTTCATCATTCTTTTATAAAATCCTCTGCAAACTTACTGTCTTTGACATCAACTGGGTCTGTTTCAGAAGTTTTTTCCTCTAGGGTATATCCCTCTTGAACAACCCAAGG